CTCTGCACCACATCACTACTAAAGTCTCATTAATCCGGCAATGTATACTACGCCTAGAAGGCTTTACAGGAGATTGTCCTGCAGAGTATGCACTGGGATTTGCACGTTTCTCAATCGAGCGTACACTAAACCATGAATAATGGTCATGTATACTGTCTTTCGATCCGCAGTGTCCACTTGAATAGCATGATTAATAAGTATTTAGTTCTCGTGGGATATATTGAGCGCAATGCTCATATTGTCTTGGAGAGCTATCTACCTACTACTCACGCTTCCCGAGTGAGCGATCTAGAAAAGTTCTTTCTAGATATCAAAGTTATGATAAAGCAAAGGGGAATGCCCTGAACCATACAATACGTAAAATCTTCACGTGTTGCGGTGCTCAGGACGTTGACCGGCGCTCCTCTCGTAACTTCCACCGAAGGCCAGGTGGGGCTGACAGCTGGGTGACCAACTTGGTTACTTAACTGAAAACCTCACTTAACCCAGGACCGTACCATGACGGAGGGGGGAGTTGAAGAGATCCGTTATTTACTAACGGTCCTATCTTCTCTCCGATCCATTATGGTAGATCCTGTAGTCGATGTCTCACCGATTGAGAAACCCTATGGGGGAACCATCCATCAAATTGATAGACGGGTCCTTCAGAGGATTCTTCACTCGATGGGATTTAGACTATTCGAAGGCAGTAAGGTCTGCTGGAACAAATTTCATTTTACAACGAAATCTGGTCCAAACGGTCCAGCCTTAATCTCTAGCGTCCGAGAGTTCGGCCTAGCCTACAATACCTTTGGTCGTGAACTATCGACCTTAGGAGGCGAAGCCTTTACCCAAAGATGCGAAGAGCTTAAGGGGAAGATCGTAGCAGATCCTACTGTGATTCTAGGAAAACTTTCCTATTTCGCTGACAAGGAGGGGAAAACAAGGGTTATTGCTATGTCAGATTATTGGACACAGACTGTACTTAGACCTATTCATCAGTTTCTAATGAAAATGTTGAATAGACTACCTACAGACTGCACCTTTGATCATGGCAAGGCTTTAACCTACCTGCTTAACCTTCCTGGGCCTTTCTACAGCCTGGACTTATCAAATGCGACGGATCGTATGCCATTTTGACTTCAACAGTCAATAATGAGATACTTTCTTGGACATGAGAAAGCACAGGCTTGAGCCCGTCTGCTCGTCGAGAGGGACTATGTTCTCACAGAGAGACCTAAGGGTAAAGCAAAAACTGTTAGGAATTTGCGTTACTCTACGGGTCAACCTATGGGAGCATACTCTTCTTGAGCATCCATGGCGTTTACGCACCATTTCATCATTCAATGGGCCGCGTATCTGTCTCGCCTCGAAGCAAACCCTAGTCTAGGAATCCTAGATAAAAGTTTGTTTGAGAGGTTCGATGGATACGTTGTCCTTGGTGATGACGTGGTCATAGCTGATGCAACAGTAGCTGCATCTTACGTAAGATTACTTTCTTCCCTAGACATGCCCGTAGCTAACGCAAAGACTCATGTGTCGAAAGACTCATTTGAATTTGCTAAGCGATGGGTAATGTTTAGAAAAGAGGTAACTCCTTATAGTATTGGCGGCCTAGATACTACGACTAGAAGATATTCTCTTCTTTTCTCGTTTCTGGGTAACCAAGCTATGCATGGGTGACGTCATAGAGACAGAAGTAGTGAGTTCGACATGGTCAATAAGCTTATACGTCACAACGAGAATACTCGTTGAGGGAAAATCAAATCACCTAAAGATCTGAAAAGATCAATAAGTGCGAGACTTTCTCTATATAAGTTGTTTTACCATCTGCAACATATAAGGGCAACCAAATTACTGAAGGATAAGATTTGACCTTCGGCGATGAGGGAGTCTTTATCTGAGGCAGCTAGTGTGCAATTCTCGCGTGAGTTTGTTAGGCTCATGCAGGAAATGGGCACTAGTCGCGTAAAGTTTAGTGATACTTCTATCACCTCCTTGGTGGATAAATCCATCGAGGTGGCTTTACGTGAAATGGTAAGACTAGACCTTAAGAATTTTCAGAGAAATGCTCAAGCCGCTGTTTCCAGGGCATTGAGTATTCCTTTGAATGTTCTTACCGGTGTCGAAGCCGGTATCGTCTCTTACTGGCTTCCCCCATTAAATTGCTTAGCCTACTTGTTTAAAGATTCTCTCGAAGCTCTTAATGAGCCCGAGATGGTCTTCAAGATGGGTATAGCTAAGTTCTTTATTGGTAAGGGAGTCTTGTCGATGGATCACTCTAAACAGGTGGTCCTGGCCGAGTCGGCTGTCACCAAAAAGGTTTTAGGTCTCATTCTCTCTATCAAGGAGGGGAAGGATTGAAATGCAGAGCTGGATGCCAAGCTGAAAGAATCAGCCAACGTCCATCTCCGCAGATCTTTTCTTCTCCCTCTTGATAGGGCTCAAAAGATAATTAATGTTGAACGTAGTATAATCAAACTCACGCCCGACTTTCTTACTGTGGCCCCTGTGACATCTGTTGAAGATGAAGCAGAGACTATCAATAATTGGTTTGGCAGTGACGAGATCGTTACTATGAACCCCATCAGTTATCTCGAGAACCAGAGGATGGAATCTAGAACTTTAATGGGAAGCGAGCTCAGCTCAGCACCTGAAAAGGTTGAGCATCAAGCAAGGGTCTTCGAGGAAAGTCTTCCGGCGGACTGATAACATTGTAGCGCTAGGGAGTTTACCTGAAGATTACTTCTGGGGATTTACGTCATGTAAGTTTCCTTAACATGAGGTAGTCGGCAGAGTAGGCTTTGTCCTTTGCTCTATGTTATCGTCTATCGGACTCGGAGTTCATTGATGTTTCCCTCTTCTAGACGACCCGCACTGGGAGCCTATGTATAAATAAAGATAGGCTGCTGTTACAGGTGCTATTAGCTAGGAGATCAAAGAACGCAGTGACCTCATGATATCTTCGGCGGACAGTTATAAGGACCTGGTTAACCCGGTCTCTCGTACATCATGCATTTAGGATCTATATACTAGGTGATGACTCTCGGAATATTTGAGAGAGCAGTCAAGACATAAGTCCCGTCGCCTTGCATTCGCTAAGCTGGGTATTAAGTCCCTCTGCGACCAAGAAGTATACGTCGCCTAAACACGTATGAGTATTAGAGAAGGGGTTTTCCTTAAACCACTTTATAGTCTGTCTTCCTTGGTAATCTCGGTTGATCTATTCTACAAAGACTACTAAAATAACAGTAGTCGGGTTTACCATGTATTCTGCCGGCTGTAACCGCTATGGTTAGGCTTGCTTACTATATGGCACCCACTTTGTAGTTTAGGTACACCTAAGAGTCCCTTAGAATTACCTGGATTCAATTCTTGTTTACACCTGCTCGAGAGCGAGGTGATAGCGTGAGGCTATTCGTTATTCTTTCCTACAAAGGGCGACTAAGGAGAAAGACCTTAGCTGCGACTCCGCTGGATTGATAACGGGATAGCTCCACACCAAGAACCCCTCTGACCTAACGCCCTTACGGGTTAGGAGAAAGACCATGGAGACTTGGAACTCCCTACACGCTGCTAGAGGTGTGTTTACGATGACAAGTTGTCATGTCGGCTTATTAGGATAACTCCTAGTGGGTCCGTCTAGTGACGGCGTTATCGTAGATTAAGGCCGAGTCTCTGTACTTTCGGGGCACAGAGGGCGTATACCGCACACTCTATCAGGGGTGTGTAGGAAGTCCCCG